CCACCTGCAGGCTGCGTGAAGTGGTCAGCTTGAAGCGCACGCTGGAAACCCGTAATGGTACGGGTGTGTTTTTCCATCATGGCTTTAATGTGACCGTGCCAGAGTTCCGGGTGATCCAGGCTTTTGATTGCACCTGGAGTACGCAGCACCACACACTGGAGCTGCTGTTGACGGAAGCCGGCGTTATCGACGTAGCGTGCGAGGTTAGCTGAAATGCCATGGTAACCGCCGGTTAAGGCGTTGACCATCGTTGCGTTAGAAAACGCAGCCGCACCAACTTTGGGTTGGGCGACGGAATCACTTAAGCGCATTATGCATTATCCTCGCGGTTGCGTGAAACGACGGTGAAGCTACCGATGTACATCCCTTTGGTAAAGGACGCGGATACATCGCATGAGTAGCGCACACGGCTCGCAGCATCTTTCTCAGTACGGAAAGCATTAACCGCAATGTCTACGCGCGTGTCGTAGAGATCTTTGGTCAGTGTTTCCAGAATTGAGTTCAGCTCGTTCATGTTCTGCTCTGTAGTGCGGCGAGTGTCCACGCCCAGCATGCGGTAAGCAGTCTGGCATTTCTTCTCGATGTCCACACAGATCGCCAGTGAGATTTCATCACGCAGCACAGAAGACTCTTCGGCGTACACGGTTTGAACGTGCGGCACATATGCCTGACGGCGGTTATGCGTCTGCGCGTAGTTCAGACCGAGGTCCCAGTTGGTGTTACGAACATCCTGCTGTTCCCACAACAGATCCATGTTGGTCAACAACTGTACTTTGTTGTTTTCCGCGGCGTCGTAGGCTTTAGAGGTTTTCAGAATACCATCACCAGAACCTGCGTACATTGCGCGTTTATACGCATGGTCGAGCAGATGCGGGTAATAGTTATCAGAGTCGTCATCAACCATCTGGCCAGACTGCATGAAGAACACTACGCGACAAACGCCAGTGCCATACAGAGTGGACTCAGGATACAGACGTGCGTAGGTGCGCAGTGCGCCAGCCATTGAACGCTGTTCCAGAGCAGACAGACGTGGACCGCCATCGATGAAGGTACCGATGTAGATGATCAGGTCTTTACGCTTACCGGACACGCTGATCAGAGACTTCTTAGTTTCCAGATCGTAACCACAGTCCCAATAAGTAGACATTGGGTAACGCGCGTCATCCAGAACTTCGATGCCTTTCAGATTGCCGTAGTTGTCAAACTGTTCTTTACACAGTTTGTTGTACATGGCCGTCTTACTGATTGGATTGCCTTCAGCGTCTTCGTACGTACCGTCGCTACCACCTTCTGCGTAGTAGATCGCCACGTCGTTCATGCTGATACCACCGTCAGCAACACCCTGCACACGGTAGGTGTAATACGGGTTACCGTAGAAATCCACACCGCTGAGGAAGTTGAACTGATGATGGGAATCAGAACCAGTCAGTACGTTGGCGTTCGCAGCTGTTTCAGCAGTCGCGATCAGTTTCAACGCAGCGTCCAGGTTGTCGTAGTACACCTTAGTGCGGCCTACTGGGCCTGGGACCGGAATATAACCATCCTGCGTATTCGCATAGTCTTTAATGCGCAGCGGGAAGCTATACTTAGTACTGGTCGCAGTATCAACCACAGATTTCTTGAATGAGAAGTTAATCTCAGACTGACGATCTTTGGTGACTTTCAATACCGCTGTAGACTGCTGGTCTGGGCGCTCATAAACACGCAGACTGAACAGCTGTGCGATTTGGTCAACCGCAACCGCAGTGTTCAATGGAGTCGTAGACAGGGTATTAGGTGCCCACAAGGAGAACCCGACGTTGTTACCGAACGCACCCGGAGACGGAATCTCCAGATCCATGATTGGGTAGTAGTCAGACTGCACGCCGGTGGAAGAAGTCAACAGACCTTTCTTCTTAACAGCAGCACCGAAGTCTACATCGCCAACGTCTTGGTTGATTACGATGCGACCGAGCAGGCCAGGTCGTTTAGTCGTGTCGAGGATGAAGTTACCATCTTGGTCACGTTCAACAACGCCATCAACATCACGTTTGTAATCGGTGATAGAATCCGCTACCAGTTCCAGACCAATGGTCCAGTAAGCTGGTTTCAAAGCGTCAGCAGGATGTACACGCTGCACCATGATTGCGTTAGCCGCACCACCAATGGTGTTAACGAACTGAGAACCCATTGTGAAATACTTAGACAGCGGGTCGAAGGTCGACGCACCGTAATAAGTACCCAACAGGCTTGGATCCAGCAGTTCAGGCGTTAACGGACCACGCTCACCCAGAATGTATAAATGCGGCAGGTTTTGCGCATATACCTCCGGTACTGGAACCGGGGTTGCTACTGATTCATCCCGGATGCCTTCCAGGATAAAACGAGGAGCCCCGTTAGAAAGGTTTGACATGTGTATCTCCTGTAACTATCGATAGTTATTTTTGAAAGCTTTTGGAAACATGTTTCACTGTTATTCGAGTACCAACCACCGTACACAAAACCACCGTCGTGGCAGGGAGTAATGGTATGGTTCACTATTTACAACGTTTAAACAGTGCCATACCATTAGTTGTCATTGTTTACATATATGCTCGCTTGAGAGGGTTTCACATCCATGTTTATTACTCCTTACCAAACTAAAGCGGCCAGTTGGAACCCGCTCGACAAGATTCAATCCGCGATGAAGTTAGCCAAAGTAGAAAAGCGATTGATCCCTGCAACCAAACCTATCGCCGGTATGGTAGGTGTATACGGTCCTTCTAATGTAGAAGGAATGTGGTTGCTGATTAATGGCATCACGGGCAATGACACTGAGATTCCTTTCACCAACCCTGTGGCATTTACCGATACTTTAGGCCGACAAAACATCGTGATCGATGCACGTGCATCGCTGACTATGGACCCGGCAACCGACACGATCATCCTTCGTAACCGTAACGCGGTTATGGATCTGCAGCAGCAGATGCTGCGTATGAAAGCGGTGTGGTATTGGATGTCTGGCAACCATCGTGATTTCCTGAACTTGTCACCTGTTCCGATGCAGGTCTACGTACGTTGGTTGGCTGAAGGTATTTCGAAGAAGATTGGTTTGGGTTACGACACCATGCCTCGCTTCATTGCATACATCGGCTGGTTCTTCTTCTGTCAGTTCTATAATGAAGAAGATATTAAAGACGACGCCATTCGCATGAACGGTATCCGTAAGGTTACTGACCAGACACGTGTACGCGCTGACTTTGTTTCTGACACGCTGGAGTTCACACCTTACTTGGGTGGTATCGAAGCGTTCTGTAAACACGCCATGCCGTCTGTAGGCGCTGATGAACTCAGTATCCTTGATGTGCGTCTGTTACTGCAGTGCGCAGGTGGTGCCTGGTTTGGTGCTCACGCCGCTGAGTCTGGTGCGATTGGTTTAGAATATCCGCCGGTGTTCCTGTCCATGCTCTATGGTTCAGCAGACAACCGCGCATACCGCAATACCGCACTGGGTCGTATTTTAGAACGTGGCGAGTTTAAGAAAAGCAAAGACCAATTTAAACTTAGCTTCGCTGGTTCTATCGATCTTTAATAGGGGGCTTCATGGCGAGCGTAGATTTAGTTAACCACGCCATCGAAAATGCGTGGGCTAACCCACAGGCTGATCGTCAGCACATTTTGCGATTGGCCCGTGTATCTCGTGACGTAGGTGACATTAACTACAGTAACGTGATGCATGCCGCTGTGCCTCTCCCGACTCGTAGAGAAGCGTACCATGTTTTCCAGATTGGTCAAAACCATCCCTGGACATGGAACCTGGGTGACAACTACGTCACCCCTCTGCCAGACGAAGAGTGGGTACCTTTAAGCGACCTGCGTTACATGCAGATGTTGGTTACCAACCTTTACATGGACAACGGAATCCAGTTACCTGCAACTGGTGTCTTTGTTCGACTGCGCTACGACCACAACATCCTGATTGCGATCACTGACTTTGCTAACATGGATATACCGCGTAACGTTACGTTGTATCTGCGTGTTTACAGCAACGCCTACTTCGAGACCTTATTAGAAGAAGAGCGCGTTGACATGATTCAGTGCTTTGGTGGAATGATGGATGTTCCTAACCAAGTACTGCGTTGGCAGAACCAGTACATTAACCTGCGTGATTCCGGTACAGGTTTGACCCAGGCTTTCGTGAATGGTAAGTTGGTTAATGACTTCCCGCCAGGTTCGTACAAGCAGCGTGACTATGTCACCGTGGCGTATGATGCGTCAGTGGTTAAAGTTGTTGATATTAATGCTGCTGCACTGCCAACCTTTTTGTCAACCAAAGACAATAAACAGAAAGCAATCTTCCACCCGCCACGTCTTAACGACGCAACGGACTTGGACGTTGTCTTCCATGACGATATCGACTTCTGGTTGATTGGTCCTGATGGTACCGGTGTTTATTATCATCGTAACCAGACTGATGCTGTGCGTACATTAACACATCGTGATTATGCGCTGTGTGTGGCGTATCTGCAAAACCTGGTAACTGCACATGGTTGGGGTGACTTGGCCAATTGTACCGTGCGTGCGGTGATGCGTAAAAGCGGACGTGACCAGACCTTGACCCATGATGCGTATCGTTTGCGTGAGATGTATAAGCTGACTGATGCGTTGATCCTGGACGTGATGGTTAACGTGCGCGCTACGCTGCCTGAGTGGTCTGCTGCTGCATTGGAGATGTCCAAGTACTCTGAGCTACTGGGTACACAATACGGACGCTTATCGTCTAACCTGGTACGTGATGCTTACGGTTACAATGCAATGACTCAGGTCATGGCAAATACACCGGTGCTGCTAACGGCATCCCCTGTATCAAACCCTTATGCCGTATTATCACCAAGCCTGCGTGAAAACGTTCAGGTGTATGAATACGACACGGACGGTTTGTATCTTGGGACGTATTACCAATCTGGCGGTAACCGCTATATTGCTCGTAATGCCAACGCGGCGATCATCGAAGCGTACAGCGGTAAAGCGTCAAAGACACCTAACTATAAATTCGGCAATGACGACGTTACGCTGAATATCAATTATGGTTATCGGGTCTACGTGGCCAAGTGGGACGGTGTGACTGTTGACAAAGCAACCTGGCGTGATGCAACCGGTGATGAAGAATCCTACCTGGTAAATAAAGGTGTGGTGACATTCACTCACAATAAAGTGCGTAACGTTGGGCTAGTGATTATCAACGATGTGTTCTTAGGGTCCGACTTCACCCTGGATCATCTTGATAAGACGTTAGCTTTCTCAATTACATACGACTGGACCGGTGGTGGTTTAGAAGCACCTATCGCTCCAGGGGTGGTTGACGTTATCATGAACGGGCACTCGCTGTGTCCAGGTATTGACTACGTCTTTAACTATCCGCGGATTGTGATTACCAGTAAACGCTATTTGGTATCGGGTGCACAAAGCTTCACAGTGCGTTGCACAGGCTGGGGTACGGTAGACCTCTTACCACAGCCGGCTAATGAGTTCGGCTGGGTAACGCGGGAACACATCAGTAACAACGACGTGTATAACCTGCGTGATGACCGAACCGTGCGCTGTGTCGTTGCAGGTCGTATTGTGCGTCGTGAAGATCTGGTGTATGCAGAAGACAAACCTTCTGCGGCTGCACTGGACCCAAGCTACAACGGTATGCCTTACTACGTTGGTAACGTCATGGCCAGTGTGCGTAACGTAGATGATTACGATACGTTCCCTCTGCGTGAAAAGTCAATGGACTTGGATAACCGTCTATCAGCATACCTGACGTCTGTCTATCCGCAACCTGATCTCGGCAACCCTAACTTCATTAACACGAAGTATGCGCTGTATTCACCGTTGCTGCAAAAGCTTATTTACGACTTAAAGCTTGGCTTCCTTATCCTGCCAACTGATGGCTGGGGTTCTGATGCTAACTTGGATAAAATCCTTGAGCCGTATAAATGGTGGTTGGATTTCGATCCTTGCACTAAAGAGCTGGACTGGACTTACGTGCTGGTATATCCGCATAACCAGGCCGGTACGCTTTCGGTGACGTCGCAGCAGTACTCGTTCTTGAATCGGGTCATTGATCTGTATCTGAACAAACGTACGCAGCTCTCAGGATACTTAACAATTACCGCAGGATAATCTGATGACTGATCTATTTAACAGTATCTTTAAGACGACAGATACGTTAGCGGCCGTCCTTAAGCCTATTCTACCGGAGGCTAACCAGCTTGTTGGTAAATGGTGGGACATCCGCAACATCTATAAAGGCCCTGAATTTATTCAGGAGAACGGGATGTATCAGTACGTCCCGAAAGAAGGTGACTGGGTCATTGATGAAGACAACGGTTTCTTCAAAGTGGCGCACGTTGGCATGGAAGGTGAGAACTTATCCACGCTGGTACCTTGGGCTCCGCCGACACGTGTTAATGCAGGTGATGACGATCTGATTGTGCTGGGTAATGTCTCCAGCTATACCAGTGAGTTCATCCTGTGTTCAATCGACTACTCACAGATTCCACCGGTGATGACTGTCGATAACCGTATCCAGGCCTTTGGGTCTAACGTGTTCTCAGCCAAAGCTTTCCTGAACAACGATATCAGTGCGTCTGGGAAAGTAGTCAGTTGCATGTATGACAACTCAGGTAACGTCATCAGTGAAAACATTCCGTTGGAACTGATTGCATTACCCGCAGGTGTTAACCGTGCAATTCGTGTGCCGATGCCGTGTAACTGCAGCATGAACCTGGCAGACGGTGAAACGTTAACGCTGGTGTTCTACGATAAGTTAGGTGGTGCGATTCTACCAGCTTACCGTATGGTCGTGCAGAACACTGCGTTTGTACGTCGCTCTGAACTCGGTAAGAAAAACGTTCGTGGTGTTCAGTTGTTGTCGCCATTCATTAATAGCAACGACCCTGAGCTGTTGGAGATTCCGGTTTCCATCCGTACGTTGTCTTCCGTCGAGTTCCGTGCTCGTGTGCTGTACAGTGACTTCACGTACAAAGACATGGCGGTTGACGGTGAACGCATGGTGTTGAACGGCACGCGTGAATACATCCCAACCATCGTTGGTCAACAGGCCAGCCTGGACTTGGTGTACTTCATGAACGACGATGAGCAAGCGGTGTCTGCCCAACCGGGTGAGCGCCCGCACATCGATCAACAGTACCGTGTTCGCACGACTGAGTCTGTAGGTGCTTACGCGCCTAAACTTTACGGCTATCCGGTTTGGGTTAACAACACCGTTGGTTACAAAATGACCTGGTGGTTGTATAACCTCGATCGTCAAATGGCTTATGAAGTGACTGACAAAGTTGAGCTTGCTGTGAACTCCCCAGCGTTCGACGGGAAGAACTACGGCGTGGTGCAACACCTTGCATTTGCGATTACTCTGTCTACCGTTGACTCGCGTTGGAAAGCATACCGTCACGTTCAATACGTAGATGTTGTGATATACGGCGCACCAACAACTTCCACCGGCACAGACTGGACAGTAGGTTTTGACCCAGGTCAGACTCCGCTGTACGGTCCTAACCTCAAGTGTAAGATCGTTGGTACCAGTGCGAGCAATCGTACGGTTAAAGTCGATAACGGGATCACGACGTACGCTGAGTGGTTGGAACAGATGTTCTACAACACTCGTCCGTTACGTTCTATCGCCTCTGAATCAAAAGCACCTGAACCAACGCACTTCGAAATCTACGTTAACGCAGCCACGGTCTATCGTTATCCGGTAGCTCAATGGAATGCAACGCTGTCTGTGGCGACGACTTTGACCTTAGGTCAGAACGTCTACGTCAAATGGCTGAAAACTGACGTGGGTAACGTCGAGCTACAACTCGGTATCTCAGCTTTGGTTTGTAAGTAACCGTGTACAGGGTCGGTGGCAAATGCCATCGGCTCTGTGCTTCTTTTAAGGAACATACGTTATGATTCTTTATGGTAATGATTGGTGCAAGTACCGACATCAGCCGCACATTCATTATGAGACTACCAATGACAGTTTCTTGAAAGCGGCTAAAAAGCTTTATGACATGGGTGTGACAAACTGTCTCTTCATGTTATCTCTGTTTAATAAATCGCTGGTTGGTGTCGATCCGCATGACCCTAACCTTACCAGGGAACAGAAGGAAGCCATTGCCGTTGAATGCAGCATTAACTTCTGGTACTTCATTCGTGAAGTTGTAAGGATCCGTGTGAGTGGCCAGGCTGAAGGTATTAGTTATATCGCTAACCGCGGTAACCTTGCCTTGAGCTGGCTTTACTTAACGCACATTGACGTCTTCTTGATCCAGCCACGTCAGACCGGTAAATCGGTATCGACTGACTGCATCATGATTTGGTTGATGTACTTTGGCAGCCGTGGTAACAACGTATCGTTACTGACGAAAGGTGACTTGCGTGCTGAGAACATCAAACGTATTAAAGCCATGCGTGACCTGTTGCCAAGCTATTTAATCAGCCGTGACCGTAAAGACCCAGATAACTCAGAGTGGATTGGTTATGCTGCACTGAAGAATTCCTACAAGGCCGCCATCGCCCAGGGTAACGTCACAGCAGCAAACAACATCGGTCGTGGTATCACTACTGCGACCATCCATATCGATGAAGGTCCATTCTTGTCCTTCGTTGACGTGACTATCCCAGCGGCACTGAACGCCACAACCACTGCACGACGTTACGCTGAGATGAACAACACGCCGCACGGTAACATCTTTACTACAACGGCAGGTCGGCGTGACTCCCGTGAAGGTAAATACTTCTACGGCATTCTGCAAGACGCTGCGGTGTGGAACGAAGCGTTCTACGACTGTATGGACTTCAAAGAGTTGTCTGAAACTATCATGAACAACTCAGGTTCTGAAGCACCATCGGTCAACATCACGATGTCACATCGTCAACTTGGCTACACTGACGAATGGTTACGTAAAACCATCGCACAGAACAAGAACGATAAGGAATCTGCAGAACGTGACTTCTTGAACCGCTGGACATCAGGTAACTTAACGTCACCACTGTCTATCGCGCTCAACGAAAAGGTGACGGCTTCACAACGTGAGGTTGTCTACACCGAGATCACTAAACAGAAGTACGTTATCCGTTGGTACATCAGTAAAGCGGATATAGAAGCCAACAAGACGTTGACGCACTACACGATCGGGATGGATACCTCTGACGCAACATCAACGGGTGACTGTAACACAATCGTCTTCCGTGATATTCGCGACATGGGTGTTGTTGCCACAATGAACTTCCGTAATACCAACACCATTAACATTCAGAACATGGTTGCGGATCTGCTGCAGGATCATTTAAACAGCACCTTCATTCCTGAGCGTAACCGTGCACAGACCTTAATCGACTATCTGTTGATTGAACTGCCACGTCGTGGTATTGATCCGTTCAAACGTATCTACAACACCTTAGTCAATGACCAGACTGTTCGTCGTATGGAATTCACTGAACTTGTCAATACTCCACTGGGTGCACGCACCCAAGAGTTCTATGATTCTAAACGTACCTCATTCGGGTTCTGGACCGGCGCACAGTCACGCCCTATTCTTTATGGTATGATTTTGCAAGAGTCCGCTAAACGTGCTGGTTACGTTACCCGGGACAAAGAGTTGATCGATCAGATCATGGGATTGGTGGCGAAGAACGAACGTGTGG